TTATTCAAGCTTCAATATAATTTCATCAAGTACAGCGACAGCTCTTTCCTCCTCACGAGGATACAAATGTGAATATGTATTCCAAGTCATTTCAACATCAGAATGACCAAGCCTTCTGGCAACTTCTTGAATGTTAATTCCCTCGTTCGCTAAAAGTGAAGCGTGAGAATGTCTGAAATCATGTATGCGTATTGTTTTGATACCAGCAAGCTGGGCAAATTTAATATTCCTCTTTTGAATCGTTGAATCTCTTAGAGGCTTATTAGCGCCACAGATATAATTTTCTTCTGAAAAGCCGTCAAATATCTTACAACGCTCTTTATGCTCATTTAATATTTCAATTAAAGGTTTTGGAATTTGCAGAGTGCGAATTGATGATTTATTCTTTGGAGGGGTTATTCTATCGTCCCCCTTAACTTTCTGAGAGATACTGCGTTTAACGGAAATATATTTGCCATCAATATCTGACCATCTTAAACCGTGTATTTCACCTTTACGCATACCTGTATAAAAGGCTATTGCAAAAAATACATAGTAATTCCACTCAAAATAGTTTCCGTTAGCTTGTGCAGATTCTGCACAGGTCCGAGCGGCAGAAATAAACTGTTTAAATTCATCAGCTATATAGTATGATATTGTATGTTTAGTTTCGCTTTCCAAAGTAGTTTTAAAGTTACCTATTTTTAAAAGTGTGTTTGTTGGAATATATTCCATCTTTACGGCGTAATTGAGTAAAGCTCTAAATTCAGCATATATATTTTGTCGTGTTGTAACGGCTAAATCTTTTTCGCTGATGCGCATTTTCCATTTTTGCAACACTGGTACGGTTAGCTTTTTGAGCTTGTATTCGCCAAGATGAGGTATCACATGATATTTTAATATACGTTTTGATTTATCAAGTGTGCTTTCTCGTGTTTCTGTACTCTTAGCTTTGAGGTACTCTTCCATCAACTCTGATACTGTTAGCCCCTCGCCAGAAACACGCTCGGTAACCTTTAATCGCAGTTCTTGCTCAATTTCTTTTGCCTCATCAAGTCCGTATGCAGTACGCTCTATCTGTTGAGCTTTACCAAGGCTGTCTGTATAATTTACTCGTACACGGTATTTTTGTTTACCGTTTTTCTTGCCTGCTACCTTTGTGATTGGCATAATTAACACTCCTTTTCTTAAAAAAGGGTGCAAAAATCCCTTGTAATAAATCAGTTGAAAAATTACAAGAGCTATGGTATTATTATAAAGATAAACGACCAATTTATCTTTATATCATTGCACCCGTTGTAATGGTTTCCGCTCTCGCCGACTGGTACTCGGTGGGAGCGGTTTTTTATTGCTAAATTGAATTGTATATTTGACCTCTGTTGCCTGCATCTTACACAGTTACAAGTAGAATATCGTGATTAACTTCATAAACAACACGATAGTTTCATTTATTTGCTATTAGGAACTTTTTTTATTTTAGATTATAGCTTCCAAAGGCGGATTTGATTTTGTTATTGGTTTTTGAATAAATATTTTAAATTCTTCCCTTGCTTGAAGTGTTTTATGTATATCATTAAGAGATTCGACACATATCCCTCTGGATTTTTGTTGTTTATTAGATAATATTTCAATATTGTCTAAATCAACGCCGTTTAAATATTGGTATGTTTCGTATTTTAAATTTGAAATTCTAATTTCAACCGTAGCAGGAGGTGCCATAAACTTTTGTGATAGGGCTTCCTTAAATTCATAAATTTTAGAGCTTGAATTCAGATAATCCCAATTTAATTTTAAAATTGGAAGAAGTTCACGGTATGGCATAAGTAATTCTGCGGAGCCTTCGTTTGCTTCCCATTCTAAAAAAGAATTTTGCTTTTTTTCAAAACAAGTAAATGTTCCGTCTACTTGTTCTTTATGTTTTATTAAATGGATAATTTCATGACCACAATCAAAGTTTAATTGTTTTGGACTTCTGTTTGAGTTAAGAATTATTGTATCTTTTTTATCCCCAGGAAATGCTGCTCCGCAAAAACCAATAGTCTTAAAATTATGCATGCATAGAACTGTTGTATCATCATCGTTACAAATTTGGATTGTGTCAACAGGATATTTGTAAATTTTATAAACTTGTTTAAAAAATGAAATAAATTTATATAATTCGTATTTTGCGCTATAGTTTGAACTATTTATGCATGCACCTCACTAATCTTCGTTTCGTTTTTTATGTGCTTTAAATACATCTAATATAAAGTCTGCGTCATCAGAATCTATATTATATGGCTCTAACCCCTTTTTTAATCTAAAAAATGCTTGGTTACTTTTTGATTTATCAATGCTATCTTCAATTAAATCTGATTTTTCTATTCCAAAATAATTAGCAAGCATTTCAATTTTGTCCATTCTTGGCATTCTTTGCCCTGTGCACCAACTTGAAAAAGTAGAAATGCTTATTCCTAATTTTTTTGCAACCTCTACTTGATTTTCTCCAGATTCAGATAAATAATGATTTAAATTTTTTGAAAATATCATTTTTAATTCATTTTCAGGCATATTAAAGTCACTCCTTTGATTTTATTATACACTTTATGAAGAAAAAATCAATATTTTTTCAAAAAAAATCTACTTTAAGTATTGACATTCCACTTAAAGTAGAATATAATAGATTTACGATGGGAGGTGATACAATGCAAATATCACTTAAAGCAGCAAGAGTTACGCAGAATTATCTCAACAGAGTGTCGCTAACATCTTAAAAATAAGTAAATCAACACTTATAAATTGGGAAAAAGGTAGAACATCACCAGATGTAATTCAAATGAAAGAACTCTGCAAGATTTATAAAATATCATTAAATGATATTTTTTTACAATCTAAATCCACTTAAAGTAGAAAGGACAATGATAAATGAAAGAACTAATTCCTAAGGATAACTATGGCGTGTTCGCAGATAATCACGATACAGCAAGGGTTGATAGTTTGTATGTAGCGAAATTCTTTGAAAAAGAGCATAATAAGGTACTGCGTGATATTCGTGAACTTGATTGTTCAGAAGAATTTCGACTGTTCAACTTTGGACAGTCCTTCTACAAGAATGAGCAGGGCAAGAAACAACCTTGTTACTATATGACCCGTGACGGATTTGTATTTCTTGCAATGGGCTATAGAGGAAAGAAAGCGGCTCATTTCAAAGAACTGTATATTAAACGATTTAACGAAATGGAACGCTTTATAAAAACACTTGTAGAAGCAAGAAAAGAGTTTCCTCTGCTGACAGAAAACATCAAGTTACTGCACGATAATCCAAAGCCGTATCATTTCAGCAATGAGTGCGATATGATTAACCGTATTGTAACTGGAATGTCCGCAAAGCAATTTAGACAAGCACACGGTATTGAAAAGGGAAAAAGTATAAGACCATATCTTACTGATGAACAGATACAGCTTATGGAAACTTTGCAAAAGGTTGATGTAGGATTGCTGGTTGCAGTTCCTGATTACGAACAGCGTAAATGCCATCTTGAATGGTACAAGCTGAAACTTGGAGAAAAGACAGCTTAATCTAAATGATGAAAATAGGAAATCATTTTTCTATTTAGAAAGGAGGTGAGAATATGAGCTTTGGATTTGAAAATGTTAAACCGATACATGCAAGAGGTACAGATGCAGCAGAAGTTATTGAAGTAATAAGAACAAAAGCAATGCGTGGAGCTGGAATAGAAGAAGACCCAGTTAGAGAAGTAACTCAGTACTGGACATTTGACGGAAAGCTAATAGGAGAAGAAGATTCTTTCACTTATTCTGCCGAGAGGAAATAAGTTTTTCAGCTTTAATGGCAGCTAAATCGGAATCAATAAATGAAACTGTTGCATCAATGAAAGTAATTATATCATCAATAGTATAGTCTTGATATTTTTTAATATAATGTGTTTCATCATTTCCGAGCCATGTAGAAGCTAAAGATAAATGCCTTATTTTTATATTATCAATGTAATTGTTTATACAACTTGAGAGAGAAGCATTTTTAATTTTATCTTCATCTTCTTGGTTAAGAAAAATTGCATAGTCTTTTACCAAAAATTCAAGGGCTTTTCTATAGCCCATACCCGATATTTTATCTAGATTTTGTTGCTGTGCTATATATGTTTGATTGTAAATTTCGCAGAAATCTGGGGAAAGTTCCGAAATATATGAAGAAAAAATTTTCTTTTCTATATTCTTTTTAGGTTCAAAAGAAACTGCCTCAGCGTATGTGTCATATGCGGTTTAGGCTCTGTTACTGGCTTGTGTGGTGCTAATTGCTATCATAGCTATTATCCTGTTATTCCTGGCATTTCCGTTCCAACATATACCGAAGAAGAGCTTGACGAAATGAATCGTCAAGAAAATATTCCGATTGACTACAACGGCAAGCAATATACAAAATATGAAGCTCTGCAAAGACAGCGACAACTTGAAACAAGAATGAGAGCAGAACGGCAGAAAATCAAGCTATTGCAGGACGGTGAAGCTGATGAAACAGATATAATGCTTGCAAGGGCAAAGTATAGAGGTACTTCTCAAGAATATACAAGCTTTTCAAAAGCTATGGATTTGCCACAGCAAAGGCAGAGAGTGGCTATTGACGGTTTGGGGAATATTGGGGTTGGAAAGTGGAAAATACCTGTTGAAAAAATTAATCTTGATGATATAATAGATTTAGAAGATGTGAATATTTCAAAAGTAATCAGAAGTGGCAAAATCGAATTAAAGATTAATGATGGTAAACAAGGAAAACATATTAAAGGACACAATAATTATATAGAAGGAAGAAGTTATATAATAATTTCTTCCGAGGAAGTTCAAAAGCTTATTAACAAATATGCTGGAACAGGAATGTTAATTAGAACAAAAAACGGAAAATGGGCTAAACAGGAAGTGATTACTACTAATACTTTAATAGGCTATGATGTAAATGATATATCTGGTGCTGAAACTGCTACTAAGGCTTTTAAAATTCATTATAGTAATAAAGGTACTCACATAGTACCGAAAAAGGAATGATATTATTGATTTTGCAAAACACATTAAAAACAATTAAAAATTTAAATAATAAAACAACTCTTCGGGTAGTATGCAAGGGTGAAGTGATAATCGAAGGTGAATATAAAGGATACACCTCTGCGTTGAATAACGAGCCTGAAATCGCACAGCTTGACATTTACTCAAAGAAAAATAATACTCTGTATGGTTTGTTAGAAACAGAAATAGTTTCTATTACAGTAATAAATTAAACCGCTCCTTGAGGGCGGTTTTTCTATGGCTGAAAGGTGGTGATAATATGTATAAAGAAAAATTGCTATCTCAAATTAAAATTCTTGAAAATCTGCAAGAAAAAATTGGAATATATGATGTTTCCGAAACCATACAACTTAGCGGAGAGATTTTAAGACTTGCAAATAAGCTTGATGAGCTTGAAGAAGAATACACGGCGACTGCGAATTTGGACAAGTCATTCGAGGAACTGTCTGAGGATAAGCAAGAGAAAGTACGCAGGTTTATCGAAGAACGATTCATAAAAAGAAACTAAGCACTTTGAGAAATCAAGGTGCTTTTTTAATGCCCAAAACTCTGACGGCATTAAAAGCTGAGGAATAAGCCGACGGGCATAAAACGGAGGAAAATATTATGTCAGAACAGCAAACACAACAGACTGCTAACGCTCAGCAGAATAATACGGGCGGAGAGGACAACGCTGCCAAAGGCGGAACACAAACAACTTATACACAGGAACAGCTCGACAGTATGGTACAGGCGAGAGAACAGAGAGCAAGCAATGCCGCCTTAAAGTCATACTTTGCACAGCAGGGAATGACCGAGGAGGAAATAACACAGGCGATAAACACCTATAAAACAAATAGGGAAAAGAATAAGCCTGATGTTAGTGCTATGCAGGCTCAGATTGAGCAGTACAAGCAGTCAGAGCTGACCGCAAGACTTAATCAGCAAGCAACGCTTACTGCTTTCAAGCTTGGTATTTCAGCCGATACGGTACCGTATATTTTGAAACTGGCTGATTTTTCGGGCGTTACCGATGAAAGTGGAAAAATTAATGATGAAAAACTGAAATCAGCCGTAAGCAAGGTCCTTGAAGATGTTCCACAGCTTAAAGGCGAAACATCAAAGGGCGGTTTTCAGAAAATCGGTGCTGACGGCGATAACAGCGAAGACAAAGAAAAACAGAACGCTATGCTTAGAAAAGCATTCGGGCTTAAAAATTAAGAAAGGTAGGAAATTTTATGAATAATATTGAATTATCAACAGTATATCTTCCATTGCTTGACGAGGTTTATAAGGAAGCAAGTAAAACTTCAATCCTTGAGGGCGATGAGGTGACAGTAAAAAAGGGCAGTAATGGCGAAATAAAGATTGCTAAGCTTGATATGGACGGACTTGGCGATTTCAGCCGCAACGATGGCTATACAAAGGGCTCTACATCTTTTGTGTGGGAAACAATTAAATATGACCAGGAGCGTTCTCAGGATTTGAGAATCGACCGACTTGATAACGATGAGGCTCTCGAAACCCCATTTGCAAAGCTTTCAGGCGAATTTATCCGTACTAAGGTTGTACCTGAAACAGATGCCGCACGAATTGCAAAGATTTGCAGCACAGAGGGTATTACAACAAAGGCTGAAAAGCTTTCGAATGGTTCGGAAGTTGTCAGTGCTTTGCGTGCTTGCTCAAACGCAATGGACGAAGCAGAAGTACCGACAGAAAGTCGTATACTCTTCATCACTCCGACACTCAGAACAAGTATTGACGACCTTGATACAACTCAGTCAAGGGCAGTTCTTTCTAAGTTTTCGAGCATAATCGAAGTACCTCAGACAAGAATGTATACTGCAATAACTCTTAATGACGGTACTACAAATTACGGCTTTAAGAAATCCGAAGGTCAGTATGTAAAGACTAAAGACACTGATGTTGTGAAGAACAAGAAGTATTACACTGAAAGTGGCGGCGTTTATTCTGAGGTTTCCTCTCCTGCAAAATCCTCTTTGAATACATATTATGAGCTTATTGGTGTGGGTAAAAATGTAAACTTCCTCTGCGTTGAAAAGTCTGCAGCGGTTTGTGCTATCGACCAGTACATCAAGTATTTCTCCCCAGACCAGGACCAGCAGGGCGACAGCCATGTATTTAAGTACCGCAACAATAACCTTTATGCATATTGCTATGAAAACAAGCTTGCAGGTATCTACTGTTCTTATGTGGAGTGATGATTTATGCAGAATTATGCAACGGAAGCAGATTATCTAAAGTATTATACGGTAGTGCCTGAAAACTTTGATAATCTTGTCCGTAAAGCAAGCAGAATAATTGACACTTTGACCTATAACAGAATCATAGGAAAGGGTTTTGATAATTTAACGGATTATCAACAGGAAACCATAACAGAGTGCTGTTGCGAGATTGTGCAGTTCTATGATGAATATGCAGATATGCTCGATACAGTGCTTAAATCATACGGTATAAACGGCGTATCAATGCAGTTTGATTATAATACAGGTGTTTGCGTTAAGAATGGCTGTATAGTTCGTCAGATTACTTATAGCAGGCTGATGTCAACAGGCTTGTGCTGTGAGGTGCTGAGATGAAATATCCTTGCTTGGTGCTTAAATCTGTATGTACTACACCGATTACGATTACAGTATATCAAGAGGGTTTAAGTGAGGACGGAGAACCGCTAAAGGCTCTTGAAATCAATGCCTTATGCAATTATCAAGACAAGGCTAAAACCGTTCTTACAGCCGATAAACAGCTTGTGCAGTTATCTGCACAGGCTTATTTTATCGGTGATATTGCTCCTGAATTGGCAACGCTTTCAAACGGTGAGGTCATTGTGAATGGAGTTAAGCGGAAAATCTATCAGGGTGAAAAAGCTCGAAATCCTGACGGCACAATCAATTATACGAGATTGGACTTGATATAGTGAAAGTCACATCAAAAATTAAGATAAATCAAACAGCAATAAAAGCTATTACAGCAAAAGCACAGGCAGCTCTTGAGCAGACGGCAGAAGCACTCCATACGGAGGTAGTTCAAGCACAGGTTATTCCAAGAGACACAGGAGCACTGCAGAACGAAAGCACTTTTGTTGATACATCAAAAAGTAATCAAGGCAAAGTTTCTATTGTGTCTTCAACACCTTATGCTCGCCGCCTTTACTATCACCCTGAATACAATTTCAAAAAAGATGAGAATCCAAACGCAAAGGCTCATTGGTTCGAGGATTGGCAAAAAGGCGGAAAGCACGAAGATTTCTGTAATAAAACCTTTACAAAAATTATGAAAGGATTAATGAGATGATTTATTTAGCTGATATACGGAATTGGCTTAAAGGGTTTAATATTGCTGATTATTACTACTCAGGTAAGCTTGACGCAAATAAAGAAAAAGCAATTTGCGTTTATCAGCGTAAATCAACAATTGAGGCTGTAAGAGCTGTCGGTGGTAAATCAAGTTATAATATTAAACCTATTTCGGTGCTTATACACTGGAATAAAAACTCGACAGAAACAGAGAAAACCGCTTACAAGCTATACGAACAGCTTGAGGCGGTTTCTTCATTTCTGCTTAATGATACGAAAGTATATTTCATAAAGCTATTACAATCTGAACCCATAAGCGTAGGAACGGACGATAACGGCATTTATGAATATGTAATTGAATTTGATATTTATTATGAAAGGAAGTAATTATTTATGGCAAATGTAACATCAGGTGTTTTTCCTTGTTATGAAAATCAGTTTGCGATTGGTGCAAGCGAAGAATCCACAAATACAATAGCTGATATGGAAACCTTTTCAGTATCGTTTGATGATGGTGTAGAAGAATGGAAACCATACGAAGCTGGAGGTTGGACAAACAGACTTAAAACAGCTAAATCTATAACAATTTCAGTATCAGGCAAGCGTAATATTGGCGACACAGGCAATGATTTTGTTGCAGGCAAGGCTTTTCTTAATGGTACAGATTGTAATGCTGTGCTTAAATGGACTTTCCCTGACGGCACAGTTGTTAAGCTTGATGTCGTTATCAATGTTACCGCTCTTGGAGCAGGCGATAGCACAGCAGTAGGCACACTCGAATTTGACCTTATGTCAAGAGGCAAGCCAACAGTAACACCAGCAGGCTAAGAAAGGAAGTTTTAATTATGGCAAAGATTATTGATATTACAGATAAGCTCAATTTTGAGCAGAAACCACAAATTAAAATTAAGGATACAGTTTTGACAGTGAATGATGAGGCAGTAGCACTTCTTGAAATCCTGCCAAAATTGAACGGCAATGTCACACCTGAAACTATAAGCGATATGTGCAATATTCTCTTTGATGAATCAGAAATGCAGAAGCTCAAGAAGTTAAAGCTTAATTTTGAGGACTTCACAACTCTTGTACAGTCGGCAGTTGAGATTGTCGCAGGCGGTGAAGAGCCGGGGGAAACAGCGACCCCTGCTACGACATAATAGAAGATTTTGATTTAATAGTTTCCTCGTTTTTGTCGGAGTATGGGGTTAGAATATATTCAGAGGACTTCAAACATATGAAATGGGACGAATTTTGCTCGTTACTGCGTGGTTTAAGTGCGGATTCTCCGCTTGGCAGAATCGTGCAGATACGAGCGGAAAACGACCCAGAAAGGCTAAAGTACTTCACCGCACATCAAAAGAAAATCCGTTCAGATTGGCGAAACCGCAGAGCTAAGCAAGTTACCCAGCAGGATTCTTCTATTGCTCTCGAGCAATTCAAACAGATGTTTATATCTGCCGCTAAATAAAATATTTGACAAAACTCTTGAAAAATTTTGTGATTTATGGTAATATTTTGACAAATAATTACAAAATTCTCAGGAGGTTGTGTGAAATGCAATGTAAACATTGTGGTGCAGAAGTTGGAAGTGAATATCGTCTTTGTCCTTATTGCAGAACTGAGCTTGAGTATCCAACACAAAACAACAGCGGAGGTCAACCAACAATTATTGTTCAGAATATTATAAGCAGTGAAAAAGCTTCGCCAAAGCGAAATAATGTTGGTTATGCTGTAAGAGGTGTTGCGTGCAGTCCGAAAAGTAAAAAGCTAACTTTAATACTTGCTATCGCACTCGGCTTTTTTGGTATACATCGTTTTTATGTTGGGAAAATTGGTTCAGGTTTTATCTGGCTACTCACTTGCGGAGGCTTTTTCTTTGGTTATATTTATGACATAATTAAAGTTTTAAGTGGTACATTCAAAGACGGGAACGGCTTGCCTGTAAAAAAGTAAGTATATGGAATTTTTAAAATTCACACGCAAAAAAATAAAAGCGTACATCAGAAATGGTGTACGCTTTTATTATGCGAATTTTTAGGCGAAAGGAGGAATTATATTGAGTGATATAGTAGGTCAGATAGCTCTTGAACTGAATCTTGATTCGTCTAAATTCAGAAAGTCGTTAAAAAACTTAAACAAGACTGCTGATAATGCGGCTAAATCTATGAAAAGCTCTTTTAGTGGAGCTTTTAAGAAGATAGCAGGTGCAGCTGCGGCAGCTTTCAGTGCGGCGGCAGTAATAAAGTTCGGTAAAGATTGCGTTGAATCAGCGGCAAGTGTTAATGCCGCAAACTCTCAGCTTGAACAGACTTTCGGAGATTTACAAGGAAGCGCCGAAGCGGCTATGAAAAGAGTTGCAGATTCAAGCGGTATAGTTCAGTCACGCTTGCAAGGCGTAGGAACGAGTATTTATGCTTTTGCAAAAACAACGGGTATGGACAGTGCCAATGCTCTTTCGATGATGGAAGAGGCTTTGCAGGTCACAGCAGATAGTGCCGCATATTATGACCGCTCTCTTGAAGATACAGCAGAAAGCTTGAAATCATTTTTAAAAGGCAACTATGAAAACGACGCAGCTCTCGGTTTATCCTGCACAGAAACCACGAGAAATACTGCCGCAAATAAGCTTTACGGAAAATCTTTTCAGGATTTATCAGAATCTCAAAAGCAACTTACACTTTTGCAAATGGTCAAGGACGCTAACCAGCTTTCAGGTGCTATGGGGCAGGCGGCACGAGAAGCAGATGGCTGGGAAAATGTCACAGGCAACTTAAAAGAGGCTTGGAATCAATTGCTTGCTGTAATAGGACAGCCTATCTTACAGGCGGCAACAGTTATCGTGCAAAATCTCACATCAGCAATTCAAACGCTTACAGAATATGCAAAAATGGCTTCTAATGCTCTTAGTGAAATG